ATGAAATTGCTATCGACCATCCGGATGGGCTTACGGACTACTACGGCAGCAAAGACCCGCGCAACGCTATCGACCTTGACGCGACTATTCCAACAGAAGAAAAGCCGGTGAAGAAGTCTCACAATATCTGGCGCGCTTACGCTTCTCCCGTGTGGATGGACATTCGCCAGGGTAACGTGCTAAAGGTTCGCTCTGCCCGCGGTGCGGAGGATGAGAAGCATCTTTGCCCGTTACAGCTTGACACTATTGCCCGCGCCCTTACGCTTTGGAGTAATCCGAATGATGTTGTGCTAACGCCTTTCGCCGGGGTGGGCTCCGAAGTCTATCAAGCCGTCAAGATGGGCCGTCGGGCTATGGGTATCGAACTAAAAGATACATATTACAATCAGGCCGTGCTGAATTGCAGCGATGCGGAAACAGAATACTTTGAAGAAAACCCTGAATTCGTTCGCCGCCGCCGCGGAGTATAGCACTTAGCACCATGAAAAATCCACTACTGAATCAAGCGCCTTTGCGGCCTGAAAAATTCGACGGCATGAATATCACCTATGCCGCGAATCAACCCGAATACGATCCTTTGCCAGCTATGCTAGTAGAGGGAGAGCACGGGGTGGTTGTTTTCTGTTGGAAATTGAATTTCTGGCAGAGGATTCTGGTTCTGTTTACGGGCAGAGTATGGCATTCGGTTCTAACCTTCCGGCAGCCGCTACAGCCGCAGCTTTTGAGCGCATCACCGCTAGTTATTGACTACCAGAAGCGGCTAGAGCGGAAGGTTACAAAGGTAGCAGTCCTGTCCTTTGCTATCCTTCAAATTGCTATCGCCATTGCTGTCGCCACCGCCTTTTACATTGCCACGAAATGAATAATCCTACCGCCAGCGAGCTACTACACCGCGCCGCAAAACACCTTGATGATAGGGCAAAGACATATGACTCTGTGGCAGGAGAGAGGTCCGCAGGCAAGACGGCGACAGCATTTAACGCGATTACCGGAAATAAGCTAACTTCCGGAGACGTGTATCTACTGTTGACCATTCTGAAAATGGTCCGTTCGCGGCAGGGTGCTTTCAAACAGGATAACTATGAGGACGGTGCTGCATACTTTGCACTAACTGGCGAGGCCGACGCCGCGGATGTCGGCAGCGCAGATTTGCAAACAATGCAAAAACCAGCGGTTAAGTTTTCCTGTGCTAGTATATCTAGGATACGTGAATCCCTAAAGGATTGCGCGGCCGGAAATAGCCAATGCACAATGACTGACCTTGATCTAGCCTGTGACATGCTGGATGCCTTAGTTGAGTTTGCGCCCGTTTGACAATCTTGAAAACTACCGTTCAGAAGTATCATGCCCGCTAAGACTAGAACAAGAACTAAAGCCACCCCGGTAACGGTAAGTGACCTTACACCGAATGAAGCTAATCCGCGTAAGCCGTGGACCGATCCGCAGCGTGAAGCGTTTCAGAAATCATTGGCTGAGTTTGGTGATCTTAGTTCCATCGTTTTTAACCTCACTACAGGACACCTAGTAGGAGGGCACAAGCGGGTTGACGAGTTTCGGAACGGAAATCCTGCTATTGAAAAGCAGACTCTACCGACTCCGGATTCTGCTGGCACAGTTGCGGTCGGTAGGGTAACGATTAACGGTACTTCGTTCGCTTACCGGGAAGTGAAATGGCCGAAGGAGAAAGAAGCTGCCGCCACTCTAGCCGCTAATAAATGGGGCGCAGAATGGGATTGGGAAGGAGTAGGAAATCTTTTGCGGGAGGCCGGCAACTTCGATCTAACAATGACCGGCTTTGACGCATCCAGCATTGAGGGATTCTTGAATACCGCAGCGGCCGGAATGAATGATGGCGCTGGCAACAACACTAGCGGCGAGGCCCCTGATTCATCTTCCAGAGAAATCAATGTGGACGGTATCGAAATGGAGCACAAATGCCCGCGCTGCGGATTTGAATTTGATTCTCCCACCGAATGAAAAAGCCTGACTGCGCATGGAATCTTGCGGACCTTGATTCTGTTCCTAAAAATGGAATCAAGGTAATGAGCACTTTCGCCTGCGGCGGCGGATCATCCATGGGTTATAAGCGCGCCGGATGCACTATCGTTGCTGCTAATGATATTGACCCGGAGATGGCTTGGCACTACAAGAAGAATCTCAACCCCCCGCTTTACTACCTTTGTCCTATCAAGGACTTACTAACCAAAGCCCTTCCGGAAGAGCTATTCAATCTTGATATTCTGGATGGCTCGCCGCCTTGCTCGACTTTCAGCATGGCTGGCAGCAGAGAAAAGGCATGGGGCAAGAAAAAGCATTTCAGAGAAGGACAGGCCGAACAGGTTCTATCTGATTTGTTTTTCGACTACCTGGACCTTGTTAATCGACTGCGGCCGAAGGTTGCTATAGCAGAGAACGTAAAAGGAATGATCCTCGGCAATGCAAAGGGCTATACAAAAATGGTAATGGCACGGTTTAAGGAAATCGGATACCGGCCGCAACTATTCCTTCTGAACGCTGCCGATTGTGGAGTGCCGCAGCGGCGGGAGCGTGTCTTCTTTTGTGCTATCCGGGATGATATTCAAGCGCCGCCGCTAGTGCTTGCGCCTAAGCATAGATGGCTTGGACCGGCCAATGCCTGTTCTGATATACAGAATCTAACATCAGAAGAAGCGGAAGATACCAAGCATGTATCTAAGACCGACTTGAAATGGTGGCCACTAACTAGACCCGGTGAGCAGTATGCCGATGCTGTAGTCAGGGCCGGACAACCAGAAAAGCTATGGAACCATAAAAGGATACACCCATCTATCCCATCGAACTCTCTTACTGCTACACATTCGATGATAAACCATTGGGCTAGTCCGCGGTTTTTAAGTTTCAGGGAGTCGAAACGTCTCGGAAGTTTCCCTGATGATTATCACGCGAAAACCGACAAGATAGGAAAATACATGATCGGAATGAGCGTGCCGCCAAAAATGACGGAGCAAGTTGCGCGGGCCGTAATAGATCAGTGGCTACTGCCTACTCAGTAGCTTGCGGTTAGTGTAAGTAACTCACTTGCAAACCTGACTCTCTAAGCAACGGGGTTGCCATGCCGCCAACGCAATCACCCGAACCTGGCCAGCCCCCGCGCCGTCGCAGACGAACGCTAGGGACGATTGCGCCCGAGATCGAGGAAAGGCAGAAGAGAGAAGCGGCGGCAGAACAAGCCAGACTATCACTGGCAGAAAAGAAACGTGTTTATTTGCAAGCGTTGCAAAACTCCGCGGGCTTGCAGACTATCGCATGCCGCAACACTGGTATCAGCCTCCAAGTTGTCAGAGTATGGAAGCATAGTGATCCTGATTTCCGGGATGCGATGGAAGAAATAGACCAGTATCAGACTGACATGGTAGAGGCGGCTTTGCTAAAGAAAATATGCCCTCCCGCAAATTCAGGGGAAAGACCTGACACTAAAGCTATCTGTTTCTACCTTGCCGCCAAGGGTGCAAAGAACGGCTATAAGTGCAAGACTATCGGAGCCGACACTGTAACAACTGCGGCGCTCACTGATACCAAAGATGAAGACGATGAACCATTTGAAATGGATCATGAGGCACTAGCAAAGGCGGTTGAGATTCTTTCCCCTAGAGTCCCGCTCATTGAAATCCAAGCCGAGGTTCAATAACGATGCTCACTAAACAGCAGCGGCTATTACTAACGCACCGGCTCTATGCGCTGGCCCGTAGTAACTTCGTGGCGTTCCTTACTGCCATGTATCCGCAAGGAGTCGGCAGGCCATATATCCTGACTAAGTTCCATTTGGCGCTGGCGGATCATGTTCAGCAAATGTGCGACGGAACTATCGGGCCGCACCAGTCTATTTCAGCCCCACCACAGCACGGGAAAGCCCTAGCAAATAACACGTTGATTCCTACGCCGTCTGGACTAGTTCGGATCGATTCACTTACACCCGGCTCAAAGGTTTTCGCGGCGGATGGGACTGTTACTGATGTGATAGCAGTAAAGGAGTGGAAGAATCGGCCGGTGTTTAAACTGACTATTAGTGACGGAACGGAAATTCTAGCAGACGAGAACCATGACTGGTCTGTATGCCTGCCCGATAAATCGAGCCGGTTTCAAGTGTTATCGACAAAGGCCCTAGCGGAAAGAAAATCTCCGTGTTTTCCGCTCCTGCCTGTTGCAGCTGGCGTTTTGCGGCAGCGGTTTATAGAACAAATTGAGCCGGCAGGGAATGATGACGTTACATGCATTCAGGTGGCGCATCCATCTTCATTATTCCTTTGCACGGCTGCGCATATCCCTACGCACAACAGTCAGCTACTAGCAGTTAGAACAGTTGCCTGGCTTGTAGGCCGTTACCCCGGCGTAAACATCGCACTGACAGGGTTTAGCCGCTCGCTTCTTGTCGGATTTCTGGCGGGCGCGAAAGAAATAATCGAGTCGCGCAGCTATCAGAGAATCTTTCCTGGCCTGCGCCCTTTGTTCGGTTATGATAGGACGGATTTCATCAGGCTAAGTAATAACAGCACCATCATTGTAAAGTCTGCCGGATCGAAGTTAACCGGCCGCGGCGCGGATTGGCTCATTGTTGATGATGCTCACGCCGGCCGCGCCGAGGCTGAGTCAGATATTTTGCGGCAGAAGGTTATTACCTGGTTCAAAAGTGACTGCCTTACTCGTATCTCCCCTTCCGCAAAGATTCTGGTTATAGGAACCCGATTCCACAAAGAGGATTTGATTGGAACTGTCGGCTCCGAAGCATTCGCTAGAGCTTTGGAAGATGCGGGCCAGGGCCATAGAGTATTTCAACATACTAACTTTCAGGCTATCTACGACGGCAGAAAGCCCGATCCTTTAGGGCGTAGTGACGGCGATCCGCTGGCCCCGGAAACGCGGCCGATGGAATTCCTCAAAGGCCAGCAAGCCATGCTGTTTGGCTATGAGTGGGACGCTCAATACCAGGGCGATCCTGGCGCTTACACAGTCGGACAGGTTGACGTTTCCAAACTGCAATATTGCAATGCCGCGGACGTTCCGAAAGACATTCGCAGAACGCGGGGATGGGATACTGCCCTATCGGAAAAGCAAACCGCTGACTATACGGCAGGGGCGCGATGCTCCGCGGATGGTGATTATTTCTACATTGAAGACATGGCCCATTTTCGTGCGGCCTGGCCCATTGCTAGAAAGAGAATCAGTGAGCTTGCGCTAAAGGAAAAAGAAACCCATGGCATTCACAGAATCGGAGTTGAGGGAGTAGCCGGCTTTGGGGTAGTAGTGCAATCCCTTCGTGAGCTACTTCTAGGCGAAGTCTCAGTAACGCAACGCAACCCGCCGAAAGGTGGCAAGCTATTACGGGCGCAGCCATGGCTCACGAAAATTGAAGCAGGGAAGGTTGTCATTGTCCGCGGGGCATGGAATCGAGCCTTTGTCCGAGAACTGGAGCAGTTTCCGGACAACTGCGCCCACGACGACCAAATTGATAGTGTTAGTGTCGCATTTGAAGAGCTGTTCCATTC